GTTTTTTGTCCCGACTCCCCATACGGCAAGCAGGTCGGCTGCGGCCTCCGATTATGTTGTCTTCAGATCGACGATATCCCGGTTGCGCCGGTAGAAATCCCTCTCCTGTTTGTCGAGGCTCTTCCCTCTGGCCTTTTTATCGCGGATAGAAACCACCTGTGCATACAGGCAATCTCCGATTTCTTGATAGTACGATAGAAACGAATACCAATGCAGGTATTCCAGCGCCCTGACCTCGCAGCCCGCGATTCGGTTGATAGGCGCAATATAGAGATCAAAGTCCTGCGCCCATGACATGATCTCTGGCTGCTTTCTCTTCTCTCGATTCTCCTGCCCGTGGTCGATGAAGCGGAAGCACTGGTTCAGGGCTTCCTGATAGTCGCTGACGGGCATTTCTTCGAAGTCGGGATAGAAGATGGTCAGCGCCGCTTCCGCCTTATCCCGCTCGTCCAGTTCCCTGTCTGTCAGGGCTACGAGGATATCGAGGATTGCGCGGTAATCAGATTGGATCGGATACGTTGTGCCGTTCACGTTGACCGTGGTCGGCAGCGCCCAGATCACTTTTTCCATTTTGCTGTGTATTTCGCAATCCTCGGGTTGGTCTTCTTCTGCTCTGCCGCGAAGCTCGTGTCGATCTGATCGATCACGGCCAGCATGAGGTTGCACCATACTGGCAGGCCGTCTGCCAGCGCGTAGACGTTCATTGTGCCGAACAGCGCCGTGCAGACGGGCTTCGCGAACAGGCTGTCGATCATGTCCCGCATTTCCGCGTCGCGGCGGCGGGCAATGGCGAAAATTTCCTTCTTGTCCGTGCAGTGGTCGATTTCGGTCTTGTACGCCTCCTGTTTCTTGTCCAGCTCGTCAAATGTGTTGAAGATCTGTTCAACAAACGCGCTGTCCGTCGGGTTGAAGGAGACTTCCGCCGCGTCGTTCAGCTTGAACGATACGATACCGGTTTCAAATTTAATTTCAGGCATTTATGCAGCCTCCTTAATCCGAATCCGGCGTGAACGTGATGGTTCCATCCGAACCGCGCGCTGCGGTTCCTGTTGTCCTGTTTCCGCCGTATGTCACTTCAATGTCCGAAGCAAGAACGCCGCCGCCCTCGCCTCCGTCTGTCGTGACGAGCACCGCGCAGGCGTCATACTGCTCTGCAAACGACTTCCCTGCGGAGTCCTGCAGGTATGTGTGGATGATCAGGCATTTCTGATTTACCAGAGCGGCATGGTCCTTCTCCACGACTGCAAGATTGAGCAGATGGTTCATCACGTCGTCACCGCCTACAATCTCACTGCCGGAAAAGCTCTGTGTCATTTCTGGTGTCTGTGCGTTCGTGTACACGTGCCCCAGAATGTCCTTCTTCGTTTCCTGCCCCCAATCGTAGTTGATGGAGCTCTCCGTCACCTTGACGCCCATCGCCGACCACTTCGATGTGGTGCTGTCGCTGGTGTCCAGAGCGGTAATCAGCATTTCGCGGACTGCGCTCTCGCCGTTTTTTGCCGCGATTGTGTATTTATTTGCCATAGTTAAATCACCTCATATGTCAGTTTCATTAGAATTTGATGATCCTCTGTGCCGTCCTCATACCGGGCGAACAGGGCCGAGCGGCTGACGGCTTCCATGCGCCGGACGCGCATCCCGTCGCCCAAATCCGGCGGGTTCTGCATGGCCCAATCCCCGAAGCGGTTCAGCATGGCATCGCATTTCAGGCGCTTGTCGTTGCTGTTTCCGGGCTTGATGCGGGCGATGATCTTGAATTGATATTCCGCCTCGTGCCCTCCGAGGATGAATTTTCGTGTGATGTACGCGCCCTGAATGGTGGACAGCGCCATACTTGCAGAATCCGCAGCAAGAAATTCATAGTTGATCGTCGCGGCTGGCATATCGTCGTCCGAGAAGGAATTTGCCCAGATCATCATCTTTCGGGAGATATCCTGTTCTTCCTCCGCAGATACCAGCCTTTTTTGCTTTTCAGAGTCCATTCTTCACCGCCTTGTCCGCTACACGAAGCCATTTATCAAGATTTTCAGCCTTTGACGCCTCGAACCAATGCGATTGCGCCTGATTGTGTCCTGACGTGTTGAACACAAGATTTTTGTCGGTCAGTACCTTTGTCCCGCCTTTCGGCGCGTAGGTGCTTCCGGTCTCCGGGTCTACCATGACTTTCCCGTAGTACAGGAACCTTGCGTATGGGCCGGGATAGATAATCGCATTCCCTTCCACCTGTGTTCTGCGGTCGAGGGAACCGGTCAAGAATGGCACATACGGGGCTGTGTCCTTTCTTGCCTGAAGTGCGACAATATGCTCCGCTTTGGTACACGCCTGTGCGATTGCCTCATGCAATTCATCAAAGCCGTCTGCCTTTACGCTGAATTTCAGCATATTAGGCCCCTCCGACTTCGAAGTGTCTCATGTCCTGGCTTCCGAAGTCCTTCATATCGACCTTTGTGACCTTGTAAACGTCGTCATAGAGCATTTCAAGCATCTGCTCGGTTTTGTCCGGCTCCACGACTTCACCCTTGATAAAAAATGTCGTTCCGCCGTTGCCGTCCGTGGAGAGCGTCCAGATTCCGCTTTTATCGGCTGCCCGCCAGAATTCCTGCGGGCCGACGTAGCGCTTTTCTGCGCCCGTCACGCCATCCACAGCGGGCGTGGAGAACGGGATATACAGATTCACTGCGTCCGCGCCTTCAAGCCCGCTCTGCCGGACGTTAGCCGCCTTGGAGGCTTCCAGCAGAACGCCGCGCAGGACGGTGATGTAGGTTTTCTCCACGTCCTTGAATGTCGCCGGGTCTGTCTCCTGCGAGACGTTGTAGATGGTTACGGTGTGGGGGAACATGGACACGGCCCATACCCCCTTGCTTTGAGTAATCCGGTCGGCCCGAGGTACGCCAGCACGATCTCCCGGCGGCGCGTCTCCGTCCGCTGCATATCTGCCTGCGACAGATTGCGTGAGCCAAAGCTGCGCGACCAGCCGCCTACCGTCTCACTTGATACCGGCCTGTCGGTCGTGTAGACGAGGCTGTCCAGCTTCCCGGCGTCCTGCTCCAGCTCGGCCAGCGCGCAGACGCAGTTCTGGACTGCTTCGAGTTTATCCCCAGCGGCGGAGCGCGCGCGGCTCATGGTGATGTAATCGACATAAGCCGACGCTTTGCGGGCGAGGCCGCAGAACTGCTCCTCATCCAGCGCTGTCCCGCGGTACACGGTCGCGTAAAACTCATAATCGGCGTAGATCATGCTGCGCCCTCCTTCCGGTCAGCCTCCGCACCCGTCACGCAGGCGCGGAGGCTTGGTTTTACTTGCTTACGTCTGCGCCGATGAACAGGCCGTAAGGATCGGGCACGACCGGGATAAACAGGCCGCTTGCCTTCGTCCAGGTGGTCTTCGGGTCTGGCGTTTCCCACTGGGTGATCGTGATATACTGCTGCGCGCTCTTGTCGGTGTACGGACCATAGCCCTTTTCTTCCGGCGTCACGCCCCACAGGCCAACGCCGAAGGAATTGGCCGTACCATTGGACAGGAACGCGGCCTTGTCCTCTGGGAAGAAGCGATACGTCTTTTCCGCGCCGTTTGCGGCCTGCGCCTTATAGCGCTGGTCGTTGGTCGTGATCTGGCCGAATCCGAACAGCTCGGTAAAGAGGCTGCGCAGCTTCTCGGTGGTGACGTATGTACCAGCGCCGACCGTACCGTATACGAGGGTCTGAATGCCCTTGTTGGACGCGAGTTTGCGCAGGATCTTCGTACCGACGACCATTTCGCTCAGGGCGTGGCCGGAGGCCGCCGCCTGATCCGCGATGGCCTGAAGCTGGCCGACGATATCAGCATCTGCGCCGAAGTCGATCTTGAAGCCGGTGTTTGCGGACGGAACGCCGTAATCGACGGTCATGTTGAGATTGTTTTCCTTGATGGTCATCTTGCCGGTCGCGATGACTTCCATCTTTGCAACTTCGGTTCTGACCTTGACCGCATCGGCCATCAGGCGCATATCGTCGAAGACATAGCTCACGATTGCGTTTTCGGCATATACGCCGTTTTCGTTGAGCAGCTGCACCCGCTCGGACTGGTTGATCTTGCGCTTGATAAACAGCTTCTCAACCTCTGTCTTTTCGAGCGCGGGGCGCGTGGCGATCTCGGCCTCGGTGTCAAAGGCGTGGACGGTCGCCATCGTGGGGATCTGTGCGCCGTTTGCGAGGCGCAGGTACTCGGCCTTGAGGCTTTCGGTTTTCTGATCCGGGAACAGCCGGTCTCCGAGGTAGGCCGGGCGCGCGACGGAAATGTTCTGCGAGAAATCCAGACGGTCATCGTCGGAAATCAGTTCAAGAATGTCAGGCATGGTGTTTTTCCTCCTTCTTTAGGCCGTAGTCCAAACTGGGTACAGGGTCACATTGCCGGTCATTTCGACCTTGGAAACAGCTTCGCCGCCCTTAGACGTGCTCCAGCCGGTCTGGGTGTTGCCGCTCTTGGTCAGCGGGTATTCGGTCGATACGTCGGCATAGGAACCCTCCGTATAGACGTTCTCGTCGACGGGCGGCGTGCCGGTGCCGTCGTTTTTGTCGTAGGTCACGGTGTAGCCGCGCGTGATCTCCGGCGCGTCAACGAACGTGAAGCCCTTGCCGGAAAGCGCGGTCTTGGCTGCGGTAGCCAGCGACAGGCGGTCTGCCAGCACACGGCCCGCGACCATCACGGAGCCGGGCATATTGCCGTCCGTCACGTCGATGTCCTCAAATACGAGGCCGACGGCGTTCGAATTGTCGGACGGGAACGGCGTACCGGCCTTTACGATCTTGTACTTGCCGTCCTGCACGCCCATCGACGCGGGGATTTCACGGGTTTTCAGGACGAGGCCGACTTCGCTTTCTAGGAAGTTCGGTCTGACTTCTGCTTTTGTGTTTACAACGATAGACATTTTTCAAATCACTCCTTGTTTGGTGTCTGCGCAAACTGCGCGTTGAACTGCTGCGCGTACATTGCGCCCTTGCTCTTTGCCGCCGGCGCGCCGCCCTGGCCGACGGGCTTGACGAATGTGGGCGTGGGTTTATCTGCCTGAAACGCAGTCGGATCTGCTTCGAGCTGAGCCTTGTGCCACTCGTCGAAGCCGGTCAGCTCGCCGTCTTTCAGTTCAAGGTGTTTCTCCTTGAGGTCTGCAAGGTAAGCTTTCTCGGCGGCTTTGGAAGAGAACTTGACGCCCTTGGCCGTAATCGCGCGGTTCATGGCGTCGGCGTAGTCCCGGCTTGCCAGCTGCGCTTTGTACTCTTCGGTTTCCTTGGTGTACCGGCCCTGAAGGTCTTCGAGCTGCTTGCGGACGCTCTCAGTGTCCCCGCTGGACTTCCGCAGGTCTTCGATGTCCTTGTCGCGGTCGGCCAGCTGCTTTTCCACGGCCGCTTTGTCCGCCTTTGCGTCCTCTGCGGCCTTTTTGTGCTTCTCAATGTCCTTGCCGTTCATGGCAAAAACTTTGTCTGCCTGCTCCTCTGTCAGGCCAATGCTCAGCAATTCTTCTTTTTTCATGGTTTCTCCTTACGGGATAGGCTTTTTAGGTCGTCGCCATGACCTCCCGCCTGCACTTTTAGGCTTGCAGATAGCCAATTTTTTGTATAAATCCCGCTCATGCGGTTTTTACCGAAACAAAAAGAGCCAACCACTAAGAAAATCTCAGTAGTTGGCTCATCGTGCCATTCCGCGCACTCGATTGTGCTGCGGTATCTGTATTACTTTTTCAGCTCTTCCGCCTTGATGATCTGTGCCTTGACTGTTCCGTCCTTCATGCGCTTCAGCTGAACGCGGAACCCGGCGGCAAGCGCCCGCTCAATGGCGGCTTTCAGTTTTTCGTCGATCATGCGTTCTCCTTAGAAATCAGCCTTGAAAGCGTTCCCCGCTCGTCATCTTCTACCACTTCCCATTTGCCCGGCTTGGTTTTTCCGTTGAGCGGCGCAGGGGCTGAAGCGGAATAAAGGTAGTCCTCGCCCTCATCATCTATGATGCGGAGCAGATCATATTCGACCCCCACGCATTCATAGGTTTTTCCATCCGTCAGCCCGAGAAAACCGCCGCCGAACGTCGGCCCTTTATATCTCACCTTCATTTTCTCTTCACCCCTTTCAGTTTTTCTTCAAAGTGCTTCCCATTTTGCTCAAACCAGTGAACATCATATCGGAAATTGTCTGTTTGTATTATACCGCCCATTTTCTGCCATTGCAACGGTTCCCCGCCGTAGTTTTCAGAAAGGAAACTCGCAACTTTCAACTGTTTCCCGGAATCTCCGCCAGCTATTTCTCGAATAGAGCCAATTTCTGATCCCTTCGGGACAACGCCGTTCACAATCTCCGTTTTCGCGTCCAGCGTTTCTTGCAGCCTTGTGATCGGTTTTGCTGCTTTCGCTGCACTGGCCGCAGCCTCTGATTTTGCGTCTGTATACTGAACCCTCGTCCGCTCCGGCTGTTCCGGCAGCCCTGCGGCCTTGCTGAAATCATGGTATTTCGTGTTCAGGCGGCGCAGCTTGGCTGTGGCAGCAGTCTCTTCGTCCTTAAGCCCGGAGGCTTTATAGGCGTTTTTCAAACGCTTCTGTTTGCGAATCGACCGTTCGAGCCGTCTTTGCATCTGGGTCGCTTCGTATGCGGTATATTTCTTCCCGTCAAACTCGCAGCCAAGACCATCATCAATGTGTTCCAGCTGCTCCTCGGTATAGGTAGGCTCCATGACGCCAGGGATATAGGCATGCTTATAGTGCCGGCAGTTTGCGCCGGTCAAGCCGTCTACATAGCCGTAGCCGGTCGTCTCCACGAGATCCTTGTACTGCCCAAGCGGGTCAGGCTCTCCGTTTTCGCTTTTGTAATAGATCCGGCCTTGCCACGCCTTATGGCTCGACCACGGGGACGGGCCGGGCTTATCTCGCGCTCCTGAGTGCGCCGTGATCTCAAAATACCGGGTATCCATATATTCCGCCGACTGGTCGGAATACCTGTCGCAGATCTGCGCCACGCCGGTCATCACGGCCCTGCGCGCGGCCACGTCGATCTGATCCGTGTGCCCGCTCTCATAGTCCACAACTTTGATTCCGCTCTCGGCCAGCTGCTTGACGGCGTTGGCAATAGCCTGATTATAACTGATCGCCCCGCTCTGAATTTGCAGCGTTGACGAATTTAGGGCCCACTGATATGCTTGCGCAGGCGGAAGCATTCTCTGGCCATTGTCCACTAAAAACCCCAAAGATTGCGTCAGATTTCGGAATTCTCCGAGCGTCTGCCTGCGGATCGCGTCGATATCGGAGGCGTCTACCAGCCGGCCAGGCTTCGTCACATCGGCCAGCGTGATAAGGTCGTTGTAATAACGCTGGTTGCGCTCCACAACATCGTCGAGCAGCTTGTTCAGTTTTTCCTCGCTGACGTCCGCCGTCTTCTGGATGGCCCTTTTGATCTTCTTGAGATCAATGCCGTGCGACCGCAGCGCCCGGATATCCTGCACCGTGACTTCGTTCAGCTGATCGGCAATTTTAAGCCGGGAACAGACTTCATCCAGCAGCGTATCTTCCAGCGCACGGAACAGCTCCGCGAGTTCTTCCGGGAGGGCGTCGAGCAGCTCCGGACTGAACGGATACTTGACCTTTCTCATTCGACCTCAGCCGGGGCGTTTGCATCTGTCATGTCCTGCGCCCTCGGCAGCATTGCCTTTGCAGTCGCTTCGTCCTCGCCGTACCATTTCGCGCGGTATTCCCAGTCGTTGAGGATACCGTCAGCGAGGTCGAGCCGGTCGTTGGCCCGCTCCTGCTCTTTCTTCTCGGCATCGTCCAGGATGGAATCGCCCCAGCTGTAATCAGTGCTGTACGTCCCGGCAGGCGCAAGGTTGTAGAGCGTCGCGTATGTATCGAGCGCGTAGAGCAGACTGTCAAACGTATGTTCAAGCGCCGTTTGAATGCTGTCGATCAGCACATATTTGCGCTGCTTACTGTTGCGTATCTCCGTCGCCGTCTTCTCGATGGTCTGCGGATCGGAAATATCTCCATAAGCCAATCCGACGTTGAACTCGATACGGCGAAGCGTATTCTGGAAACCTCGGTAGATTGCTTCGTCGCGGATCTGCGGCTCGATGTACTGAAAGAATTCGCCGCTAGGGGAGAACGGTCCCAGTTCAAACATACGCTTGTTGAACATATCCGCAGTCGAGCTCGTGCCATCCATCAGGACTTTGCGCTCACTGGAGCGATATTCCCAGCGCAGGAGCTCCCACTGCTCATCGGCCTGCTTGATCAGCTGCACAGTCGCTGCGTCTCCGTATACAGACATTCCGCATGGGCTGTTTGCGTCCGCAGTGTTGGACGCAGGCGGGCGGAAGTACGCGAAGAGCGGCCCGCTCATATTCTGGATCGTGATTTCCGGCTGAATGTCCGCCCATTCCGGGACGGCATTCAGGGGTGCTTCCGCGCCGACCGTGCCGGAGGCGTCGCTGTAATATGCTTTATTGCGGATCGTATAGGTCGTGCCGTCCAGATCGTGCGATTCGAGGCGGATATAATACTTCCCGCCCACTTTCGCGGGCTTGTCCCGGAAGACGCCTCCGATGCAGCGCCCGGCAGGATCAAATTTCGTCGGCTGGAACGCCGCCGCGCCGGTCACGTCGACCAGCAGCTGCTCACCGTAGATATACGGCTTAAATGCCACACCGCCGAGCGCAAGTCCCAGCTCTAAGGCGCTGTGGAAATTCTCTTCCGCCCGCTCAAAGCACTCTTTCAGATAATCCGCCCGGGCGCTGCCGGTGATGTTAGCCGTCAGCTCGGCCAGCGTCGGTCGCGCGATCTCCCGGCAGATTGCCGCCGGAAGCCCGACAGCAATGACATCGCACGTCTGCCAGGGTGGATTTCCAATAAACATCGCGTACCAGATGCTTATATTCTGCTCCATCTTCGGGCTGACTGCCGGAGATACGCCGAATTCCCGCTCGGCCACCGCCTGCGGGAAAAGCATATTCCGGAACCACCCTCGAATGTTTGTCAAAAGGCTCATTTCTTGATTTCTCTCCTCAAAACGGTCATGCAAAAATAGCGGATACTATCGCACACGTGGTCGTTTTCTTTTATCACGCGGTCTTCGCCTGCGTCTTTGTCCCAGCTATAAAGGCCAAATTCCCGAAACGCGTTTTTGCAACTCTCATGGAATTTGATTATGCCGCTTTTGATGCAGGCCCCCGTGAAGCGAATACCGTCCAGCACGGCGTTGTTTGCTTTCCATACAGAAAACTTTCCGTGCCGCCGGATGCACTCGGCAAAGGACGCTGCCGATGGGTCGAGCACGACACGCTCAATGCGGTATCCGTCCGCGAATGCCTCTAAATCCTGATAATATTCTTCGTCAGTTTTCTGCCGCCCGCTCTCGCGCCCGCTGTGGTAATATTCTTTCTCCATGACGGCCTTGCCGCCATATTCCCGCCACAATGCAAAGACGGTAGGGTTCTGTGTGCCGTAGTCCGATGAGATCCAGTACCGTCCCGGCCCGCCCCGCTCACTCGTGACGTTTCTGGCCCGATCAAACATCGGGTAAACCAGACCCTCGGCGATTCTCCAGAGGCCGAGAATATAGCGATCATAATAAACCGTCCCTTCGTATTCTTTTTTCAGATTTTCTTTAAAAGATTCAGGCAGGAACGGATTGTCGTCTATCGTGTATGTCTGGCTGAAAATGTCCGCGTTGCTATCGAGGAATTTTTTCAGCCAGTGGTCTGGATATTGCGGATTGAACGTCCCATCAAAGCAAGAATACTCTTTGTCGAGGCGGCTTTTCAGCAACGCGAAGACTTCTTCCGACCAGTCTGCAACCTCGTCTCCGTAGCAATATTTAATCGACGCGCCGCGGATCTTTGACACCTGAGAAACCTTTTCCGCACCGAGGCAGTAACATTTCTCTCCGAATATCCATGCCGTATTGTCGCTTGAGATCGTGCCGACAAGCTCGTCCCCGTAAATGTTCCGCATCGGCTCCAGCACATTTCGCTCAATCGTAGATTTTGTTACGCCGAGAATGACGGCCAGGCCATCTTTTCCGATTCGCTCACGAATCCGGATCGGTATGATCCATCGAAAATCGAGGTAAGTCTTCCCGCTTCTGGTGGCTCCGCCCTTGAAGTTCCATCGATGCGTCCCGTATTTTACAAATTCACGTTGTTTCGGACTTAACAGCATCTTGGAACTCCTTCAGCATCAAATCAAGCTTCTCCATTGTCGTCCTGTTGCGGTCGGAAGCTGCCGCGTATCGCTTCATGAGACTGTCACCGGCTTTCAGCCGGTCGGACAGCGATGCGTCCATGCCGAACTGGTCTTTGACCTCCCCGCGCATGACCGCAGTGTAAAATTTCAGAATTTCGTTTGAATCCGCGACCTGCGCAGCCTCTTGTTCGTCCAGCCTGCGCTTTATATACGCAGAAATAGCTGGTTTTGATAGGTTTTCTGCCGCAATCACTCTGCATGATGTTTCTTTGTACCCGGCCTTTTTCGCTGCTTCTGTTGCGTTCCCGGATTTCAGATATTCTTCGCAGAATCGTCTCTGCTTCGGCGTAAGCCTTTCATTCGCCATCGCTGTAAAGCCCGGCCAGCAGTTTCACCACATCCGCAATCTGGTACGTTTCCAGCAGAGTGACGTTCTTCGGCTTTTCATCAGGTCGATATTCGTAAACCATGTATTTCGTCACCATCCTGTCATTTTTCGTGGAATAGGTCTGCACTTGATTGATTTTTATTTTGATTCCGTGGTACAAGAGCGCTGTTTGCAGCTTGTGTGCAAGGGCGCGCAAACTCGCCATAGCCGCTCCTTTCTTCCTCATTCTTTCGTTCTCGTGTCTCCGTGTGTGAATAAATATATTTATTCACACCGGAGAACACGAGAACAGGAGGAGGAGGTTTCCGCAGAACGCTGCGGTGCCGATGAAGAAGGGCGTAGAGTTGATCTCTACGCCCTTATAGTAAATGTTAAATTTGGCTCTGGGACGCAGACTTTTTCATAAAAGCCCTCTTTTTTGTCCCACAAGGCGAATAAATTGCCTGTGCCACTCCTGCGCGGTGCGTTCGGATACATAAACCGCCATTGCAGCGCCCTGTAAGGTGTGCGTCCGCTTCCAAAGAACCAAATCTATGAGCCGGAGTCGCTCCGCGCCGTCAGCGAGCCGTTCCGTCTCCGCGATTGCCTCCTCAACGGCAGCGCGCTCGGCCTTCGTCATCAGCTCGCCGCCCTTATAGCTGCGGATCATCCATTTTGCATAGGCCCACCAGCCGTATCGAGGCGTGCTCATTTGAAAACTTCCTCGTCTTCATCGTCGTACTTTGCGCCCTTAATCTGTTCCATCGTCTACGCCCTCCATCATGGCCTTGATTTCTGCAGCATTTGCCTTGATAATGTCCAGCACGATCTCGCTCTGGATATGGTGGGCAAACACGGCCTTGTCCTGTGCGTTCGCATTGTAATAGCCCGTAAGCGTATTGCCCGCTTCCGTTTTTGCTACAATCGCGATTGCAAGCGGCTTGGATTTATAGAGCGCTTGCAACGCCTTTTCCATCCACGCCGCATATTCCTGCTCTGTGATCCCGCTCATCAGTAATGTTGCCTCCCTTCGCGCTTTGCGCGGTTCGCATCGTGCAGCGTCCGCATACAGCCCCGTGTTGTTGCATATCTCGCTGCGTCCTTTGATTTCTCCTGCTTGTATCTGTCCGCCTCCCGGCGGAATGCTATGTATCGGGTGCAGTCCGTGTGACAGCCGGTGTGCCTGTCTGCGCAGCCCTTACACGGAGCCTGCACCGGTGTGAGCCCTAGATTTCCCTGCATTCGTCCACCCTCACGCAAACCCGCTTGCCGCCCACCTCGACGACGTAGCCCGTCCGATTTGTCCTGTATTTGTATTTCTCGGCTGGATACACCCGCCCGCAGACGGGCCGCATTTCCGGGTATACCTGGATCGAGCGTGTAATCAGGATCCGCACGCGCTCCGCCCGGCCCATCACAGCGTCCCTATGTGCCGTCCATGCGCACGCTTCGCTGCAAAAATTATATTTTGCCTTGTACTTCGACGGTGCGCGCATAAACGTCTTCCCGCAGGCATCGCACGCCAGCTGCATCAGCGGTCTTGGCGGCTTACGCTTTGTCTTTCTGCCTGTCACAGCTTCACCCCCCTTGCTAATCTAAAAATCTCATAGAAAAACAGTTTCATCAGTGACTTGTACGTTATCTGTGATCTCCACCTCCATTTCGTCCGATAGTTTTACCCGGATTTCTGCCCGTTTTGCATGAAATGGCGCAAATGACGATTCGTAGCAATCGCATACAATGTAGTCTCCATCAAAACGGAACTTGTTTTTGTGGCAGTCCTTGTACTCTGCATTCCTGTTGCAGGTTAAAAGCTTTGCCCATCGTCCCTTCCAGTCCGGAGCTTTGATTTTGTAATCAGGATACGTTTCCTGGAATGCTGCATACTTTTCCGGGAATAAACCCCGTAGCTGATGCAAAAACATCGGAACGGTTTTATCTTGATAATCCCGAATTACGCCGCCCGTCATTGCGCGCGGGATAAAATCGCAAATTCTCTTGATGTTTTCAGGCGTGAGTTTATCGGCGCTTATGTACAGTTTGTTTGTGCTAAAATGCGGGTCATCGCAACGGATTTCCCCGCCGAAATCTTCCAACCATGTATAAGAAACGGTGAGAAAAGCGTCTTCTCCTATGCGTGTAATCAAATTGGTTGATGGATATTGCAATTTCCCATAAGCTGGATTCGTTCTGGCTTCTTTCTGAACCCGTAAAAATGCCTTTGACCGTTTTGTTCCACCATCCACAATTGTGATCTCACCGTTTGGGCATCTGACGCCAAATAGTGTTGTTACGCAAAAACATTTTCCATTTCTATAGGCAGAGCATTCCTCGGCGCGGTTGCAGCGGATGTATTCCGCTCTTAACCTACAATCCCTGCTACCATCTCCGTAAAGATGTGCGCAAATGTAATTATCGTTCATAGCTTTACCCTCTTGATGTACTTATCGAAATACGTTACGGCGACCGCCATCGCCGCCCACATATCCGCAGAGAAGCCGTAGAAGAAGCCGGGATTCTTCTTCGTGCCCTTGCCGAAGTTCGGCTGGCCGGGCGCGTAGCGGTCGACGAGAGCCTGCCGGATGTTTGCATCTTTGGCAGATAGCGAACCGCACAGATCCAGCTTTTCTTCCCGGCGGTAGATCCTCTTCGGCTCATATCCGCCCGACCTCAACGCGATTTCCCAGAATCGCCCGATCCAGACGCAGGTGTCGAACACCTCTTGTCCGACCGTCATGCCCATGCTCGCGATCATCTCAATCGCGACGTCTATGCAGTTCGCATAAAGCTTCCGATCCAGCATATCGGTCACTGCCGGATTCTCGATCTTCCCGGCCTCCAGCACGCGGCGAATTTCTTCGCCGTCGTGCTCGACCACCACATAGCCGGATTTCATATTCCCCGGATCAATTGCAAGAATTGTTCCCATCAGGCCACCTCCTTTGTTCAAAGTCTTTGCATTCCTCGCCAGAAAAGCACATCCGTTCCAGTTCTTTCTCGGAGAACCGTTCGGCCTTGTGCTTCAAGCACCGATACGGATAAACGTAGTTATTTCTGTATTCCAGATTCTTGCAAGTCAAGCAGCAATCCTGCATCAGCTTCCCTCCTTTCGCACTGCCGCGCGCAAGCCGCAAGCCTTTCATACTACCCGTTTCGCGCAATACGGGCAAAACTTATAGTCTGCCGCTTCGATGCAATCCATAAATGCACCGCAGGCGGTGCAGCATCCGTCAATGATCTGTGTGGTTTCCGCTTCCAATGCAAGATACGCAATGGCGAGCAGTCGGCTATGGTGGCGTAGCGTATGCTCGTCTATGTGCTCTGCAGCCTGCTCGATCGATGCGGTTGCTTCTTTCCTGAGATCCGCGCCCTCGCCCAAGTCGTCTGCGTAGTGTTTGAAAATCTCTTTCAGATTCATCATGCGCCGTTCCTTCCATCCATCTTCGCGCCGCATTTCCCGCAGAAATTATGCCACCGTGAGCACAGCGTTGCGCCGCATATTGGGCAGTGGTCATACGGGATATCCACATGCACCATATTCCTGCGGTAAAGTGTAGAGCGGTCTCCCGCTAAAACTCCGATCTCCTCATGGTATCCCACAATCGTCCTCGTGCGCACTTCCGTCACCGGCGTTCCATGCACCACCTCCGCAACGTCGGCGGCGGGCACTTTTGCAAGTTTATCGAGTAATCGGCTTATCCTCATCACGGGCGCCATGCACGCCTCGCTTACCCATTCATTCGCTGCTTTCATCGCCGCCTCGCGGCTGATAAATTCTTCAGTCATCATGCACTCTCCTCATTTTTGCTCCGCAATCCTCACAGTAAGATGCACGGTAGTCATCCCATTCGTGTTCTTCGCCGCAATTTGAGCAGATCTGCATGCCGTCTTCCTCCAGCCATACGCCATACACAATCGGCGCAGCATCGGCAGTGCGCTGACGAAGCAGGAGCGTTTTCACACGCTGAGGTGTCCAGTTCGGATTTTCCGCGTTGCAGGCTTCAAAGTCTTTCAGCGCCTCGGTTCTTCTGATATATTCGTCAGGCATCCTCGTCGCCTCCAAATCGCTCGTCATACTCTTCCGGCGTGATAAATTGAATATCGTCACCGGTATAGCCAAGACCGTCGAGGCACATCATCTCAACCAACGTATCCTTGTTGACACACTTGCACAGATCTTCATACGGGATTGTGTTTTTTGACTCGAAGCTCATCTGCGCTCCGAACTCTCCTCGGACGGTAAAACACACTCTGTTTTTAATCATCCTTCTTTCCCTCCATTCTTTCCCGCAGCAGCTTCGCGTACAGTTTGATCGTCAGCGTATCCTCTACCACACCGGCGATATAGCACTTAAACGGCGTCAACAGCTTCGGTTTTGTCTTTCTGACTTCGATGGTCTTTTCGCCGCTGGCAATCTTCTCGCACCACTTTGGCCTGATGCTGATTAAAACAGCTATCATGCCTTTTCTCCTTCCTCCGGCGCTTCCGGCAGCGGCAGCCAGTGGGTGATTTCCACCGCCTCGTCTACAGAATCAGGCTCATCTTCTCCGTATTCCGCCAACAGATCGAGGACTACAGGAGAAGCCCAATACCATCTCCCTCTGTAAAAGCAGGCAGTATCAGAAAACGGAACGCCCTTTATTTTTTCGTAATACGGTTCCGGTGCTCTGTTCACCCACACCACGTTTACAAGTGCTCGTTCCTCCGGCAACCGCTCCGTCACCGGAATCCACCGCTGCTTCTCCCTCAACGCGTCCCTCTCGGCTTCTGCCTCCGCCTGCTTTCTCTGGGCGAGGATAATCACCATGTCCTTCCCTTCAAGTTCTCTTCTGAGACTTTTTATCTCGTCCGATTGCCCATCTGTCAGCGCGCGCAGAAATTCAATGGATTTTTCATATGCTTTTTTCTGCGGGCGTTTTGCTTTGCCAAGGCTTGCGCCTTCTCGCAGCGCCGTGTTCTCGGCGGTCAGCCGCTCAATCAGACTGGCGGCGTCCTTGTTTGCGCAGTAAAGTCCAGCCAAGTTTACGCCATTCTCGCAAACCGAGTTCTCACTGCACGTTTTGCATTCTTCTCGCAGCGCCTTTACGATTTCAGCAGGTGTCATAACTCCACCTCCGTTTCCGTCACTTCCGCGTCCTGCACAAGCTTCAAGATGCGTTCGGCTTCATTTACGCTCTCTCTAGCTCTCTTTTCAGCAATCTTGCAATTTCTTAGTGCTTTCTCGTTCAGCGCAATCTTTTGCAAAGTTGCGTACTCTTTCTCGGCATCCCTAAGTCTGGTGATAAGCTGTTTTAGAGCGCACTCGATAATCCAGGCCTCATCCTCCCGCAGGAGAAGCTTCTTTCGTGTATGGGTCATGTTTCATCCTCCATTCCTTCAAAAACCATTTGTCCCGGCAAAACGCCATCCTCCATCCACCAGTGCATCACGTCCTCGCCGGTCTGCCACTCGCACGGAAGTTCTCGCTTGCGACGTTCCGCAAGCATCCTGTCAAACGCCCGGACATACGCCAATTTGATCTTTGGGTAACGCGCGAACTGCGCCTTCCGGTGCTTGCCCGCCATCGGGCAGCCGATACAACCCACGCGTTCAAAACCGCAGGCGTAAAGCGGATTCATCGAGATCTTTTCTGCCGTGCAGTAATCCCAGATGTCAGAATCCTGCCAGTCAATGATTGGATTGATCGTCCGCATCCCCTTGAGCTGGCCTTTTTCCACTATCATTCGGCTTTCGTCGTTGTCATTCATCAGCATCAGCCGCTTGGATTCGTGCTTTTGCGCCTCGGCCCAGCGAACGCCTGTCGCAATCCATCTTCCTTTCCAACTGCCCTCTTTGAGTTCCGCGCAGCAGTACCGCGCCAGCCGTGTCGGCGGCATGAGTTTGCGCGGAATCAAATTCCACATGGTCACATTCCCGCCGTCCGATGTGCGATGGGTATCGATGGTGCATTTTACGCCTGCCAGCTCCAAGTGCCGGAAAGTGTTTTTGACGTGATACACCGTCTCCGGCGCGTCCGCCGTGGTCAGCGAGTGCAAAACCTCATACTGGATACCGGCTTTGCCCGCCAGATGCAAAAGCACGTCCGAGTCCTTGCCGCCCGAGTACGTGATCACCAGTGGCTGTTTGCACAGGCGCAGGCTCATATCCGAAGTCATCCGCAGCATATCAATCGCTCTTTGTTCTAAGCTCATTTCATTTCCCCTCCGAATCGTACTTTGGATTTTCCGCCCACGCGATCACGCTGTCCCAATCTCCGCATCCCTCCAATCCAAACGAATGGTTTCCCCAATCGTCGGTATCGACGCGGCACACATCTTTGTCCACTCCCCACATCGTTTGCTCCATGTCCAGCTCCTCCTTCAATGCCTTAAAAATCGGGTATGCCTGCTGCGGCACTACGGCGTTTCCGAGGCATTTAAGTCTGTCCACCCTGGCGGGAATCCCATGAGCCACTCTACCCACGTCGGGTTCAGCTGCCCACCAATCTGATCGTTGAGGTTGCACGCGCGGGCCGGATTTTCGTACCGCTTCCGCTGCCCTGTCCTGTAATCCCGCGCACACGGTGTTGCAAACATCAGCTCCATTGCCACTCTCTGCGTCAGATTGCATTTGCCCGGATCTTTCTGCCGGCTTGGCGGCACAGAATGCAGCGTGTCTTTGTATTCGTTCGCACGCGGCGTCGGCCATAGCCCGCTCCGGATCAGTACCTGTGCCCCTAGATGCGTGCTCTTTTCTGGTGGTCTTCCGCTCGTCATCGCAGTCATGCCGCATTGTCCTGCCGTCGGTGTCGGCCACATCTGCGATTCCGACGAAGAATACTCTTGATCGTCTGTGCCACGCCCCGACAGCCGCAGCCTCAAAATTAAACACGACGACGTGATAGCCAGCACGCTCCAGATCCTTGACCACCTGCCCGGCGGCAATCTTGATGATTCCAGGAACGTTCTCACCGACAACGCAACGCGGGCGCAGCTCTCGGATAACTCGAAGCATCTCCGGCCAGAGGTATCGATCATCCCCTTTGCCCTTTTGCTTTCCAGCCACGGAGAAGGGCTGGCATGGGAATCCGCCGGAAATAACGTCAACTGTTCGTAGGCCTGTCCGCTCATAAAAACTCTCCTTTGTCAGTGTCCGGACGTCGCGCCAGCGCGGCACGTCCGGCCAGTGCTTTTCCAGCACCTTCGTCGGGTAGTCGGCAAACTCACACTGCCCGACGGTCGTAAATCCTGCCCACTCGGCAGCCAGATCCAGCCCGCCGATCCCGGAAAACAGGCTCAGATGCGTCAGCATTTTGTTTCCTTCGCCGCCGGCGTCAGCTTGGCCAGCATGATCTGCACCAGATCCGCCACATATACCAGCCGCCCGCGGCTGTACACCATCAGCTTGTCGCCCTGGATCTCCATCCGGTCTGCCTCGATGTTCGTCAGATCGTGGCAGCAATCGCAAACAAATCTCATGTCTTATCCTCCTTCCTGAATACCACAACCATACTTGGGAAAGGAGCGCTGTTTTTGCTCCCACCAAATTTTAGACGCCCAGCGATAAAGCGGATCTCTCTCATCCCGTATATGTACCGATGGAACCACCGCGTATCTGTTCTTGCAGGAAGCAACATGACTACTGTCGCTCCATTTTCTGCGGATTCTGCCGCTTTTTGTACCCATTTCCCGATCTCGCGGCCATACGGAGGATTGCACCAACATACACCGGCCCATTCTTGCACGAGTCCGTCGTCATCAGGTGTAAAATATCGTGCGCATTTTGCGTTTTCTGGAATTGCGCAGACATCTGTCTCAAATGCGAACTCTTCGTTTAGTTCGTCAAAAAAGCCCTGCGGCGTCGCCCACAAGTCGGTTTCGCTTGAAAACATCAAGTCTTTGTTCATGTCTTATCCTCCTTGTTTTCCGCAAGCATTCGCTCGACCGCCTCCAGCTGGAACGCATCAAGTTCGTCCCCGTGGCGCTGCACGCCTTGCTGCAATCGGGCAGCGCCCTTTGACACCGGCCCCATCACCCTGTCCACGGCTGCACGTTCCAACGGATTCAGCTCGTCATGGTGTCCCTGCGCGCCGTAGCCGGGCTTTGCAGCGCGGCCGAGCGCCGCAGGGCGTGTGCTGGCCTCTTTCAGCCAGTCAAACACGATCCCCTTGTAATTTGCGGCCATAGAGCGGGTTATCACGTCGACCATTGCAGCCTCGCCATATTCCTCTGCGGCTTTCGTGATCTGCGTAACAAGGCTTTGCAGGCCGACAGGCTTATACTCCTCCCGCCGTTCTCCCTTGTATGCCACCCATTTCTCAACGGATTCGCGCAGTGTGGGGGGAAGGGGGGGAAGAATACTGTCCATGTCCTTTTCCTTTGTCCTTTTCCTTTGTCCATAGCTTTTTTTGCTTTCATCGGAAAGCATTTGCTTTTTTTGCTTTTCGTTGCTTTCGTCAAAAGCATTTGCTTTTTCGGATTCAGGACGACCGCCCTGCTTTCCTGCCTCACTTCTGGACGCGGAGACGGCTTTTTGCGCCGCTACGGATTCGTCAATGTCCCGTCGAATCGCAGGCCAAATGAAACGTTCACTCCCGCTGAACTCTGGCTCTGCTCCCGACTCGCGATAATCCATCGCGGCCAGCACCAAGCGCCCCACCTCAGCAGCACTGTACGCCTCGAAATAGCTCCTGTAACTCAGCCATAGCTTGACGTATTCCTTTTTATCTCCCATCCGTCAGCCCTCAGAACGGCAGGTCGTCGTCGCTTTCGTCAAGCTGTTTGAACTCCTCTGCGCTAGCCGGTGCAGGCGTTACAAAGGATTCTGCCTTGCTGGGCTTGAGATACCGGATACAGTCGCGTGTCACACCGTCATTTCCCTCAAACGGCTCCATGTGCAAAATGCAGTTGCGACCTACCAGATCGTCAAGTTCAAAATCTGTGCCCGGCTCAATGCCAAGCGCGTTTGCATATTTGCCGATCTTGTCTGCGTCATACTCTCCGGTATCGCGGTCGGGACAGAAGTTCTTGAAGATGTGCTTCTTCTGGTATTTCTGCTCGACGTCCTCACGGACAACGAAATCGAACTTGATGCATTCGTTTCCGTTCTTCGTTACGCTGTAGCCGCACGATTTCAAATAGCACTCATAGTCGCCAGCCTTCATCAGACCGCCATCATTCTTTACTGCCTTAAATCCCATCTACTTTGTCCATCCTTTCAGTGTTCATTTCCCAATGTGTAAAATAATCGTTGATATATCCATTTGCCAAAAGCCAGTTGATAAAGCGGGAGATCGTATCTTCGATAGGCTCGAAATCGCCGCGTCGGTATGTTTCCGTATAAGTGCTTGTTCCGTCGAAGATCAGATATGCAAATTTCGACGCGCCGGGTAGCAGATGCAGATACATCGGGTGCTGCGGACTGTGCAGATACTTGCCGTATTCGTACCGCTGCACGCGCTTGATATCGTAGATGATTCCGGCCTTTACATAGTCGCAGACACCGTAAAGCTGGAAATCCAAGCCCGCCACACGAAGCCGCCCGGCAACCGGAACTTGCGGTTGACCTCCTGTACAGATACGGGAAAACTTTGCTACAGCCCGGTCGTATTTCTCACTGACCGACTCGACCGGTACGCCAGCAACTGCGCTGTTAATCGCCGCCTCGAAATCAATGCCTGCCTGCATAGCCTGCGTTGTTTCCTTCTCTTCACGCCGAAGCGTGGAGAGGAAGGAGGACAGCGCCGCGTCTGCATACGCATCATCCGCATCAAGAAAGTGCTTCCAGCTGCTCAGCAGGCTTTGTGTCAGCCAATACATAGGCGTTTTTCTCCTTATCGTATTTCAGGCCGAGTTCCTTGCACTTGCGCTTGAACTCTGCGCCAAGCTCTGCGGCACTGGTCAGCGAGTGTTGGAGCTTTGCCAGCTCTTCGCGGGCTCTCAGCGCCGTTTCTGGGTCGCAGACAAGGGCGATAAACGCGTGTCCGGCTTTCATTGCCGTGTCGTAAGCCGCTTTCTCACCGCTGTAGATTGCGGCCTGCGCATTGATATCCTCCTGCGCCTTACGGAACAGATCTGTTAGGAACGTGGACTTCTGGCCGGGCTTGAGTTCCGGCAGCTGCATCACGCCGCGCACACCGAAGCAGCCTTTTGCAAAGTATTCGTCTGTCGGTGTAAAGCCGATCATGCGCTTGTTGCCCATCATGAACATATAGCCGCCGAAGTCCGCAGGCGTCCAGACGATATCTTTTGCGCCGCCCTCGCAAGAAAGGCGCGTCTGGATGGTGTCGCCCTTCTGCTGTTCCGTCGTGTGGAACACCACGATCAAATGCTTCCGGTCTTTTGCGCGGATCTGATAACACAGCCGGTCAAACTCAGACTTAATCACACCGTACATCGCGCGGCCATCCTTTGCGGCCTTGCTGTCCTGCTTCTTTGCCCAGTCCTTCATCAGCTGTACCAGCATACCGCCGGTGTCGATCACAACGGATTCAGCCGCCTTGTATTCGTCGGAGTCCATATCACCAAGCATTTCTTCGTAGGATTCCACCACAGACGTCACGCCACGCTGCTCCGGCCTGACGCGGGCAATGCCATTGTCCGTGTCGAACAGAAACGGCTTCGGGGCCGAAAGGGCCAGCGTCGTCTTGCCCAATCCGGGCTGCCCGGAAATGATGCACATAAACTTCTTGTTGCTGAAATCCAATTCAGCCGGTTTCTTGATTGCCATTTACTCAACCTCCACAAATTCGCCGTTTTTCAGCTGATACCAGGTATCTGCTCTGATCTTTTCGCCATCTACGATTGCAGCTTTTACCGCGACAATCGGATGCGTCTTCCCGTTCCATTCGCCGCGTTCAACGCAGCAGATTGCGCAGCCAATCGCGCCTTTTGCCTTGCATCCAATTCCTGCAGCAAGCGCAACACCATAATCGCCCGTGGCACTCGCTGCGCCCCGGTAGCCCGTGGCACTCGCTGCGCTACAATCGCCCGTGGCACTCGCTGCGCCCTGGTAGCCCGTGGCACTCGCTGCGCCCCGGTTGCCCGTGGCACTCGCTGCGCCCCGGTAGCCCGTGGCACTCGCTGCGCTACAATCGCCCGTGGCACTCGCTGCGCCCTGGTAGCCCGTGGCACTCGCTGCGCCCCGGTTGCCCGTGGCACGGCCTTCTGGTTCCTCGGTACATCTACTCTTAGTAAACTCAACCTGCGCTTTCACAATCCACGCAATACCGATTTCCGCTTTCAGCGTCATCTTTTTCGCAACAATCTTGCTGTCATTTTCTCTCTGATCGGATACGTCCTCTGCCTCCGCTTCAAAGTACCGGCTTTCGTTTGGAGCATAATACCGCAAGACATCAATCGGCATCTCGCAGGCGTGCAATCCGGCCTTGCAGAGATCTGCATTCTTCTCCACGGCCGTTTCTCCAAGCGTGTACTGCTTTCCTTTGCAGCGCATATTCATGTCAGTGCCTTTATAAACTTTCATTCTTCATCCTCCTGCTTCATTAACCCCACCAGCCACAGCGGCGGGAACAAATAACGATCTTCGTCCTCCGGCTCGTCCGGCTCGTACTCCGGCTCTGGAATGCTCAAGTACAGGTTTTCACCGTCATAGGCCATTCCGGCTCACCTCCTGGTGTATCAGTGCTTCGCAAAAGCTCTGCACCGTGGAATAGCCGAGCTTTTTCAGAAGCCTGTCCAACTTCTTAGCCTGATCATCCGTCAGGCGGAAGTAATACCGGTTCGTCTTCTTCCGGCGATCTGCGCGGTTCTTGGGCGCGTCCAGCGCCTTGATCGCCGCCGCTGCGTCGGGTTCTAGCCTAACACCGTATTTCTCCGGGTGTTCGCATTGCGAAAGCAGAACCTTATTAAACTTCGGGTAGTCGGCCCGATGTACCGCGTCGACGCAGGCTTTCGCACCATGTCGAATGCGGGAATCCGTTAAACTTGACATAGGTTCCTTTCTGCCCTATAATAAAGGCGTCTTAAGTTTCTTTTCGGCCTCTGTCGCGTTGCCGCGCGGCAGGGGTCATTTCTTTTTCGTGCGCTCTCGGATAAGCTTGCAGGTTTCGTCCCATTGCTCAAAAAGGATCTCCCAATAGATGCCGCAGAAGAATCGGTCGTCTGTGGTGCAGCCGGAGCTCCATAGCCCGCGCTCTCTGCATATCTCGCAGGGAGTCTTCAGCAGATCCGCGTCCGTCATGCCAGCCCATACAGCAGCGCTACGAGCGCGACGAAGCCAGTCACGACGCATTCATACGTCATTTCGGCCGTCCCGGCCATTGCGGCCAAGATCATCGCCGCGCCGCTTACCCAAAGGCACATCCCTTTGATGATCCGCCGCGCCGCCTTGCGGGCCTCCAATTCCTCCCGCAGCCGTTCCCGGCGTTCTTCGGTCGTTTCCTCCGGCTCATACCCGAGCCGTTCTGCAAGATTGGTTCTCATGCTCTTTCCTCCTGCATCCGCCTGACGAGCCGCGCCATACGGGCATTTTGTGTAACAAGCTTCTGCGCGTCCAGGTCAAGCCCCTTGCGCTTGAGCCCGCCGATGATCTGCGCAGTCTGGCACTCACACACCAGCGCCGCCTCGATCAGATCATGCAGCTCCTGCCCGCTCAATGTGAGGGTGTAGGCCTTTTCCTCCGCCATGTTGCATCCTCCTCCTTTTCCTGTTCCCGGCGGTTCTGGCTTTCATTTGTTCCTCCTCATGCTCCGAGAAACCGCAAAAACGGCTCTCTCGGGATCTTTACTCTGTGCTTGCTTGTGCAGCAAACCGGGAAGCCCAGCTTTTCAGGCTGTTCCCTCGCCATCAAGCGAAGCCATTGCGGGGTACAGCCGAGCACCTGCGCCGCCTCGCTTGCTAGGATCGTTGGCTTTGACATTGCCCGGATATCGTCCAGCGTCATTTTTCCTCCTTTCTGCGTTCGATCACGGCCTTAACCGCGTCTTCCAAGCGCTTCCTTGCGCCCGGCGGATTTCTTTTCCCGTTCAAGATCATGGACAGATAGCCTTTTGTAAGTCCAAGCTCTGCGGCAAGATCGTCGTATGAAACACGCGCATTGTGCATTTTCCCGATCAGTACGCCTGTCCATTTTTCAGGCATATACACACCTCCATTCTGTTAAAATTGTTGACTGCAACGCCCCAGACGTGCTATACTGTCCTTAGCCCTTTTAGGTAAATTCGGGAGGTGGTTTTCATGACCAAACTTTTGAACTTGCCAGTTCCAGACCAAAGAAACGGCGTGATGCGTTAGGGCAAGGGGCAGCGCCAGAACTGCCAAAGTGAGCGGCGCGTCATAGAAGCGTAAGTTCGTTTTGTGTCAGGATGGCATTGCCGAGCCGGTGGAAAGAACTCTACCAATTCGGACGGATGCAAAGTAATGCAGACGACCATCCTGTGCAGCGCGTTCTGGTAAACAACTCTGGGGAAACCCGCTCGTGAACGAACCACGGGCGGCTTTTCTTTTCGCCGCAGTCAACTTTTGAAATTTATTGTTGAAATTGTTTACTGTTTGTGCTACTATGAATTTGCGAGAAACACATTAGCATTGGCGCAAGCGTTGATTTGCTTGGGTCTTGTCTGTTGCAAACTTTTTCAACCACAAGGCAATAATACATCAAACATTCTCAACTGTCAACCGCTATTTGCAAACTAATTCAACTTTCGTCGTATTTAACAATTCCAGAGGTGTATTATTGTGTTTTATGACAACTTTGTTGCGCTTTGCGCTTCTGTAAACAAAACCCCTGCATACGTTGGCCGAGAACTCGGAATTGACAAGTCAACAATAAGCTGTTGGAAAGCGCGGAAGACAAAACCCTCTGACGTAAATGCGCAAAAAATCGCCGACTACTTCGGCGTAACAGTAGAAGAACTGATGGGCAAAGGCATAAAAAAAGAGCGCCCCGCCGAGAGCGGGACGCTGAGTGGAGAAGATAAAGAAGCCGCAGAACTCCGTGAGATCTGGAATTCTGCGGATGAAAATGAGCGCCGTGATTTGCTCGAAATGGCACGTATGCTAAAGAACCGGAGAAAGCAGAATGGATGATGCAAGCAACCTTCCGTTTTCGGAAATCGAATTAAACAAAGATGAAAGAAAAATGCTTAAAGCGTTGGCAGATAGCAGAATATTTGCGACGGATGATATTTTCCAGACCGCAAATAGGCTGAAACATTTTGGACTTGCAAATCTGCACCCAATCCCCAGCAAAGATGGTGTCCCTGTGTTATCGTTTGGCGCGTCCTGCGCAATTGGAATAGAAGAACGCGGGAAGGACTACTTGGCGTATATTGATCAGCGCAAGAAGTCCGCAAGGACTAGGCGCATCCACGACCTAGTGATTGCAATAATCTCATTCCTGCTCGGGCTGCTTACGTCTGAACATTTCTGGAATTTCCTGAACAAATGTCTGTCAGGATCCGAGGGCTAAAGTCGCTGCAAACTGCTTTAAGCTTTTTTTCGCAAACAAGCACGATGTCGCCGCCGGGGCTGGCCGCGCCGATCGCGTGTTCGCACATCCGGCACGCTTCTCCGCACTCGTCTTTTGTAGAAATTTCAGTTCTGATTCTGCTCAGCTGCAACATAATGTTATCGTACTTTTCTCTGCTCAGAAACATTGTTTCGCTCCTTCCACATTTTAATAAGCTGCCGCTTCTCGTCGACTGTAAGATCTAATAAATACCGAAAAGCGCTATCTGTTAGCGTTATTTCTTCACTTTTATTGTAGCACATTTCCTGCAAATTATCTACCATTTTAGACTCCTATCTCCAAGCTTCCAAATTTCAACGTCTATTTTTGTGCATGTTCGGCATTGCGGCTGTTTCGTTTTGGTGATACCATACAAGTATTACCAAAATATATGGAGGGCGATGTTGTATGCAGAAGCAAATCTATTATGTGACATGTCCGCGGTGCGGGGAAGAGTTTGACGAAAGAGAGAAGTTCTGCCCGAACTGTGATACGCCGAACCGGAAGATGATCTGCCGATCGTGCGGAGCGCAGATCAACGCAAGCTCCCGCGTCTGTAAAAGGTGCGGTGCGAAGAATAAAAAACCGATGTCTCCAGTGCAGAAGGTCGCCATGCTGGCCGTCCCTGTCGCCGCTGTCATTCTAGTTGTGGCTTTATTGATCGCAAGGTCGAAGGACAAACCAGTAGAGTCCGTTAATGCCCAGAACCGGCCCACAGAAACAGTCTCCGCTACGGTGCAAGACGATACAGCAGCGCAAGAATCCGCAGAACCGGCAGAGGAAGTGTCCACCCCGATAACCGCCGAAAAGACGTGGGGCAACCAGGTCGAACTTACGATCCCTGCTGATTTCTTGGGGGACGATACAACACAGCAGGTTCTGGATGAGAAAGTAGCGGAAACCGACGGCATTATCTCAGCGACACTCAACGAGGATGGATCCGCCACGTATGTCATGACGGCAGCCTGCCATGAAAAGCTCATGCAGGAGATGGGGCAGAACATCGACACCCAGCTTACAGACATGGCCGGTTCTTCCGACTACCCAAACGTCATTTCCGTCGAAGCGTCCAACGATTACACCTCGTTCACCGTGACGCTCTCAACGGACACTGTAGGACTTCAGGAATCCATCATGGTAATGGCATTTTATCTGTATGGCGGTATGTACAACGCATTCAACGGAACGCCTGTTGATGACGTATTCGTGCAGTTTGTAAATCAGTCCGGCGCGGTCATTGAGACGGCCAACTCGAGGGATATGCAGTAACTCAATTCAAGATCCGCGACTCCCGCCGTTTGTCCCGCTGCTCCCCTACATCGGAGACACAGGCAAAGAGCATAGGCGCTCCCTTGATATAGTCGAGGCTCAGACTGTGAACGTCCTTGAAAAGTGCCCCGTCTACGATGATGTTTACTTTCCCGTTTTCAAAGCGAATATTGATGCTCTGCATTTTGTGTACCTCCATATTTTAGAACGTCTGTTCAAGAATTTCAATTTGGAATCTTCCACAAAGAACACCTTGTATTTTCTTCGTGCGGTAACCCTCGTAAGCGGCAATTATGGGACAGACTATTTTGTATAATGGAATGTTTAAGATCGCCCCACCGTCGCTCCACCGGCGGTGGGGCTTTCTCACGCGCCTGTAACCAGCATAGCAAAGTGGGTAGAAATGTCCACCCTCAAACTGGTAAAACCATACCCATAGCAGAAGAATCAGCGAAATATATGTGAAAATGGAGGTATATCATGTCGGCGATTCAGGAACTCGCCCCATATCTTTCTGCATATCAGAGGAACATAAAGCGGGCGAAGGAAGATCAGCATTACACCATCGACAGGCTTGTCGAAGAATCCGGCGTTTCCAGATCGGCTGTGACGAAGCTCTGCGCAGGAACACAGCAAGACCCGAAACTGTACAATTCTGCCGCGCTATGCCGCGTTCTCGGGCTGTCGCTGGATGAGCTGTGCGGGCTTGTCAAACCCGCAGAAAGCCCGGAAGAACTGACCAAGCAGATCCATCATGTTGAGCTTGAAAACGCCAAGCTGGAGGCAGCAACAGCCCTACAGAGCGCGCAGATAAGGTCTACACATACAATGTGTTACGTTCTCGCCCTATTTTGTTTGCTGCTCTCCTTTACCCTGATTGCCTGCCTTGTAACGGATGCGCAGAGTCGGAACGCAGGCCTCATTCGCGATGGAGATTTGACCGTAACCGCATGGGCGTGTATCGCCCTGATCGTAGGTTCAGTTCTGGCTTCGGCAATTACTTTCTACGCGATCCGAAAAGAACGTGGAGGGAAACATGGAGTGCATCAAGTGTAAAAAAGAAATCCCAGACGGCGCGCCCTACTGTTGCTGGTGCGGAAAAAAACAGGAGGCGCGGCGAAGCCGGACGCGCGGGAACGGGCAAGGAAGCGCTTACCAGCGAGGGAAGACGTGGACGGCGCGTTGGACAGAAAGAACTTACCTAGACGAGAACGACAAGCTTCGGCAAAAGATGCGAACAAAAGGCGGGTTTACATCAAAGCGCGCCGCCCTCCAATATGCAGCAAACCCTCCGAAGGAAGAGCAGCGAAGCCCCACTCTCAGAGAATACTACAAAACATATCTGCGTGGGGATTATCTGTCCTTATCGGCTGATCGTCAGGGAGCGGCAGAAAAGGCTTTCGAGCGCATGAGAGAAATCGCCGACCGTGAGATCGACGCGCTTACCATCGCGCAGATACAGGATGTTATCGACCGCAACGCCAGCACCTATTACACGCGGAAGGACATGAAAACAGTCCTTTCCCATTGCTACAATCTCGCGATTGCTGAAAAGCAGACTACCGTGAATCTTGCAAAGTACATAAAGCTTCCGGAATTGGAAGAGAAGTCGCCGGAGCCGTTTACCGACGCCGACGTAAAAAAGCTATGGGAAGCGTATGCAAAAGATCACTTTGTCGGTTTTATCCTTACGATGATCTATACCGGCATGATGCCTGGTGAGCTTCTGAAGCTCAAAAAGGACATGATTGACTTTGAGAAAAATGAGATCGTCCGAGGCGGCATAAAGACAAAGAAGCGGAAGGAAACGCCTATGGTCTTCCCAGATTTCGTTGCGCCGGTGCTGCATGAACTATGCGAAGAAAGCAAATCGCGCGTCGGAAATATCTGCTGCATAAACAAAGATAATTTTTACAAGAGATATTATGAGTGTTTGGAGCTTGCCGGAGTGCAAAAGCTACCACCTTACTCATGCCGCCATACAACCGCTACAGCCCTCGCGATGAAAAACATCGACCCGTTTACGATCAAGGAAATCATGCGCCACACGAAGATAACGACTACCCAACGGTACGTACACCCGGACATGAAAGGCATGGTCGATGCCGTAAATCAGTTGCAAAGCGACTCGCCAGAGTGAATTCTGTATGCTACAAAATAT